TTATTTACCACCTACTCACTTGATTTGATATCAATAACACCATTTTCAATAACTTCTTTTGCTGGAAAGAATTGAATGTCATAGGCATAAGGATTTTCTTTTTTAGCTTTTGTTTGAATACAAGTGTATGTAACATCATTTGACAAATGTGCATAGAACAGCTTGTACTTTCCTTTTCCAGTTTTGATTGTTACGTTTAAATCTCCATCTTCATCACTATCAAGGGAAATCTTTCCCTCAACAGTGAATAATGGATCATTTGTTCTAGTATTAAGAGCAACGACTTTTCTTGTGATTTTAAAGTTGTTTGCATCTTCTCTAATATTCCAATTAACTCTAGATGCTTTTGAACATCCAGTTAAAGCAAATACGCTTGCTAATATGATTAATACTTTTTTCATTTATTTTCTCTCCTCTTTCTTTTTGATGTGGTGTCTTTCTTCATACCATTCAATATCTTCTTCAACACGTTTTAATAAATTCTTTTCTCTTACTAGATCCTTTTCACTTGCTCCTGGTCTAGTGATATAGTATTGCAAAGCATGTTTTACTGTTTGCATTCTTCTATACTGATTACCCATTTTTATCTCCTATATTTGGAATAGTAATTGGATAAAATCTTCCTTCTTGAAAAAATGTATTAGATAAATCATTGGATTTTATACATTCAAGAAATATCCATTCATTAGATTCTATTTCTTTAATTCTTACAATTTCTTCATAAGGAGCATCATATATCCACATACCAGGGGTTAAATCTTCAAATTTAAGGGGTTGAGGATGCTTGATTTCATTCATTGCATCCTCATAGCCTTCATCATATTGTCCTCTATCATAAATTAGAGCTTTTAGGAGTTCTTCTTTATCAACATTTATGCCGACTTTTTGTACAGCTTTAAGTACTGAATTTTCAAAATCCTCATTCATCTTTTGAAACACTTCTTCCATTACTATTTCTATTGGTGACTTATACATTCTTCATACCTCCAAATCAATTCATCAATGGTTTCATCATCTTCGGCATCTTGAAAGTAGCCTCTCATCCTCATGCCGACTAATGTACTGATTTCATCAAAGTCATCTCCACCACATCCATCATCAGAAAATTCTTTTAATAAATCTAATTCAAATTTAGTCATCTTCCATCAACTCCTTTTTCCAATATTTTTTATTCTTTATTTTTGCATAGCTGGTACCATATATTTTATCAAAATCTTTTTCACATTTTTCCAGTTCTTCACATGCCTTATCAAGAGCCTTTTCTAATTGTTTACAATAAAATTGTAATGCTTTATTATAAAGTTTCATTTTTTTGACATTTGATTTTTTCATTCTATCCACCGCCTTATTTTCTTGGTTGCAATTTAATCTTATAAATACTGCTTAAGAAATCTATTCCTTTTTGGGTTACATAATAGTAACTTCCTACGATAGCATTAGAAGCTTTAGCAGCATTTCCCCATTTAACTAACTTTCCCAGCTTTCTTTATACTCTCCACTAGCAACAAAAAAATTTCTATAATACTCATAGACTTTTTGACCTTTTCTAATTCCATTAGGATCAAACCCTAAAGCATGACACATATTGTCAATTTCAAATAAAGCAGCATCCATTATAGCCACCCCAATTCACGGCATTGTTGACTGATAGCTTTTAAAAGTTCCATATCAATTGCAGGTGGTGCATCATAACCGTACTCATAATCTTCAGAATACTCATCACAATATACAGATGTTATTTTTTCTTCTTTATCAAACAAAACTACAAATGTATATAAGTATTCTTCTTCATATACGATTGGTTTTTTATAAATAAATCGATCTAATCCAAAATAATCAAATTTTTCTTTTTTAAATCCCATTGATTCAAACATTTCTTGTGCTGTCATTTAACTTTTCCAACCTTTCTTGCTCTCTTTTGGCTTTTTCTACTTTAAAAGCAAACACTTGATCATCATCAATATTAAACATCACTTTCAATTGGTATAGCATGATTTCCACATCAGCTATTTCTTCAATTAAATTGGCATAATACTCAGGTTCAGCTGGTCTATCAGCATAACGTAGCATCTTATTCACTGCTTGAATAAGTTCAGCCAACTCTTCCATGGCTTGTCTGCATTGCGGTTCTTTGCCATATTTTTCAAGCGATTGTCTAAATATCCTTTTTGTTTCCGTTACTTTATCTAGAAATTCATCAACATTAAATTCTTCTATTTTATTCATCTTCTATCACCTCACAATATTTAATATTTATATCTTTCAATCAGCCCATGTACGGTTTCATCGTCTTTTGCATCTTGAAAATATTCTCTTTCTTTCATTTCACGTAAAATAGGTATTCCACCAAAACGTACATTCACTTCGTAAAGTAATTCATCTACTGCTAACAATAAATCTAATTCAAAATCTTTTTTGAATTTTTCTCTTTCACTCATCTTCTATTACCTCACAATTTTCTAAAAGTTCTTTAATGTTAGTTGGTTCTTCATCTTCCCATGAAAGAAAATCAAATATTTCTTTTTTGAAAACATCTCTAAAGCCAGCAATATTACCCCTACCATATACAGTCCATCTTTTGTTGTTATCTTGTGTATATTTTTCAGGCTTAAATTTATAACACCAAACAGCACCGTCTTCATCTTTTGCAATCCATTCATACTTATCATTTAAACTTTCTAAAAAGTATTTAGTTGCTAAAGGAATTTTAACCTTTGGTTTTGGTTCAATATATTCTTTGTACAACCATTTTGTTTTATTTTGAGGACAACTACCAAAAGGATTGCTTATAAATTCGCACCTTTCGCAAATATTAATACACCTGACACATTCATCGTTTTTTATCGCAAAATTATAATTTAATTCTTTGATTTTTTCTTCATACGCTTCAAAATTTTTCATATCAATACACCCCTAAATAGTAACGTTTGATATTTTCCTCACCGAATTTATCAATGAGATTTTGAACTGTTTCCTCACTGTCGAAAAATAATTCTGTAGGTTGAACATTAGTATAGGGTGTTATGAATACTTCCCCACCTTCGTGCGCATAACGAAGAACGTAGTTGTATTTATTTAAAACATACTCCCTAGAAGCATCCATAAATGCTTTTTGTATTCTACAATACAGCTTACATTCTTCTTTTGTTTTAAATATACGATTGTATTTAATAATATTTTTACTTATCTCTCTTTCATCACAAATAAAAAAAGTTGGGTTTAAATTATAATATGCTGTCCAATACTTTTCTCCACGTTTAGGTTTCCAGTCTTTTGGTGTTGGTCCAAAACCATTTTTACTCTTTTTTAATTCTTCAACTTTTGTTTTTAAATTATTTAATGTTTCTTCAACATTATTAATTTCTTTTTCTAATTCTTCTACTGTTTTCATTGTTGTTCCTCCTTGGTATCGTTTTTTCTGCAATCTACAGATTTTATTGCACCTTAACCTTTCTTAACGCTTTAATCTGTATAAACACAAATAGTGTTTCCTTCCACTCGATAGCCAAAACATAAATTACCACCATCACAAAGAAGAGCAATTTCTCTATCAGTTAAATTAGGGGCGTTTTTAAGAACTGTATATTTTACATGAGCGTATCCAACGTTATTGCATGACACAACAACATCGTAGTCATCCATGTTGATTTCACTAGGTCTTCCAATCTTAAATTTGTATTTTTCCATTAATTCCTTATATGTTTCATAATTTGATTTTTCATTTCCCATTTTTATAATTCCTCCTTAACGATATCTTTCATGTCATTTTTGTAATAACAATCTTCACATACTGCATAGCCAAATCCACTGCTATTCAAGATGATTCTTGATGTATAAGAAGTTCCGTACATGATTTTCTTTTCGCATTCACAACAGGCAACTTTCTTGTTCATATCATCTTCGTAATATGTAGACCCTTCAGGCAATGCATAATCTTCATATTGGCCGGTTTCCAAATCATATTTTCTAGCAAAAGCATGATCCATTGCAGTTTTTAATAAATCAAAATACTTTAAAGCATCATCTTGTGTCATATCTTTGTAATTTGCATCAAGGACAACAACACCATGTTCCTTACATAACTTTGACCATTCTTTACCTGTCATTGATATCACGTCCTGCAACTGGTTTATTGCGCATGAAGTCTTCAAAATCCATATTGCAATCGGAACAGATTTCTGCTTTCTTTCTTACAAGTCCCATGCCACCATCACTTTTCAATCCACCTGCTTGATATGAGATTTTATAATTATTGACCTCTTTGGTTTTGAAAACTCTTTTACATCTATCACATCGAACAATTCCTCTATCTATTTTCATGATTCGCTTCCTCTCTTCTTTTCTTGGTGATCATAGAAAGTCTTTCATTTCTTTCTTTGATTCTTAAATTTTGCATTCTCAAACGATAATTTTCATTTTCCAGATACGCAATTTTTTTCTTGAGGGGCAAATAATTACCTTCACCCCATTCAAGAAGTAATTTTCTTAATTCATCACACTTTGACATCTCTTAATTTCCTGTTCAATTTTCTTAAAAGTTTGTAAGGAAATGGATTTTCTTCTAAATATTCAAAATAGCTGACTGTTGTTGAAAATCCCTTTATTCCATCAAAATTTCCATGTGAGTAAGGTGTAGCAATGATTTTATTCAAAGCAGCTTCAATATCACCATCAACAATCCTTTTATCAGCACTACCCATGCACATTGCATTTCCTGTCAACATATTTGGCATTGCATATTCATATAACTCAGTTTCAGGACCTTTGTATTTCTTATAGCAATAGCATTGGATGCCTTTTACGATTTTGTTGTCATATCGAACGATATAAATAGCATTAGGAAAATTGATTTTGTATGAATGATTATTATAAGTAACATATTGCATATGCTCAGGCTGCTTTATAACGGTATAATCAATACCGGCACCTATCGTGTTTTCAGAAAACAATTTTATGTTCGCTTTCTCATGTTGATCTTTGATAAAAAAATCATTAAAAAGTTTTACCAGTTCTTCTTTTGAAAGCATTTTGAATGTAATCTTCTCGTTTTGTTTGATACATAATTCAGCATCATCTTTTTTGTTGTTTAAACGAATGATTGCTTCTCTCATTACATGATCACCTCGCTTTTTGTCTTTAATGTGTTTGAAAGGGCTGAAATCAAAGCATTTGAAGTAAATTTATAATCACAATCATCTACTTTTCTTTCGACTATTATTTGCAACAATTCCGTATTGTGTCTTTCTTTTTTTGAAACATTGGCCATGATTTCTAGAGCTTCATTTGCCACTCCAAAATTCAAATCAGGATATTCCCATCCTTCAATTTCAATGTTTCTTACGTTTCCTTTAACAAATTGACCATTTATAAATCGATATCCAAAACCATATAGCATTGCTCTTATTTGATAGCTCTTTTTATAAAGCTTTCTGAATTTCCTAGCTTTTCCCTTATTTTTGAATTTGATATACAGGAACTGTATTTCAGTGGTACCTAGATTGTAATAATCAACCTTAGGTTCGGATAATGTTTCATCCGAGTACTCACACCACTCTTTGGCTTCTGCATATATTTCTCTAAAGACACCTTTTAATTGTGGAATAATAAAACTTACATTTACAAACACTTCATTCTGTTCATCGTATAATCCTTCAATCAATGTTTCAAAACCATCAACTGCAAATTCGTTTCTGTCAAAAAAAGAACTTAAAATAACTTCTTCAAATTCATAATCGATAACATCTGGAAAAACATGTTCATCTAATAAGTCGATTTCTTGAAAGTTTTGTATCAGATCATTAGACTCATCTTCTTCAAATGCAATCGTTAAATCATCTATAGCTTTTGGTGATGTATAGCTTAAAGCGTTGATGAAAAACTTTTCATAGGTGTTAGGTTCTAATTTATCTGGAACATGATCAGTCGTAAAAAACTGTCTCAAATCTGTTGACAAGTTGAACACCTTCTTTCAACTGATACATGATTAAAGTGTTGCAATGTTCCAATATCGATACGGCCATTTTTGCATTGGTTACTAGAAATTGAACATTTCCTTTGGCAGCCTGTTCTTGACAAGAAACGTCAAGTGGGTGCTTATCTAAATCAAATTTGTAACATTGACTTCTCAAATTACTTTGTTGAATACCATTCTTTTTTGTTGTGATATAGATATTTCCTTCGTATTCACTGTTCGCTGAGTCAATGTAAATAACATCATCTAGCTTCTTAAATACTTTTTCTAAAATCATTCTTGTAGCATCATTATCGACACATCCTATGATTACAGGAACATATCCCTTATCATCTTGGATAAGAGCAAATAAACTTTCATAAGTGCAATATTTATCATCGAACTCACACTCTATTGGATAAAGTGAATTGATTTTTCTCGATAATGCCAAAGCCTTATTATCACCAACGTCTTGAGCTTGGTATCCTTGACGTTCGATATTTTTAGATTCAACTGTATCACCATCTACGAGCATCATTTTATGTGATGTTCCTAAAAGAAGCTTTGGGAGGTCTCTTGCTAAAAGAGAACCAGTCCCACCAACTCCAATTACATAGAATTTATATCTTGTATAATTATTGGCCATGTCAACCACCTAGCCTTTTCTATGTTGTTTTCCAGTTACAACAAGAACGTTGTCATCCTCGATATAACTGTATTCCATTGCTCCTGCAAACTCATAATGGCGGTGTTGTAACATGATGTCCGTAATTTCCTTTTCGGTATATTCTTGGCCATCAGCAAATCCATAAGAAGAAACATCAATCAATCTTCCTTCAGAATAGACACCGAATGGATACTTGTACGTTTTTTCACTACTTGATTTTTTCTTAGGTGTTTTTTTACCTGCAGGTTTTTCTTCTTTTTTAGATTCTTCTGCAATTTCAGTTGCTTGTTTTTCAGCTTTTGCAACTGGAGCAGGTTGTTGATCAGTTTCTTTTTTATCTTCTTCAACCTTTTCTACTTCTTCAACAACTGCATCTTTTGTATCTTTTTTAGCTGATTCTTCAGCTTTTTTCTTTGCTTCTTGTTCTTCTCTAACTAAATCAAACAATCCCATAATTCTATCCTCCTATTTTGGCCTTCTTTCGCCAATTTCTTCTAGACATATTTTTAAACATTCATTTTCAGCAAATTCACGAATGATAACCAGTTCACACACTTGAATATCGTCG